ATATTTCTTTAAATACGACGCTTCAACTTTAGTCCTATAAACAACCAAAGCTTCAAGTAACTCCCTATTGTTTACATAATGTTCTGTTTTCTTCTTCGACATATCATCGGACAATCCGTTATAACTTTTGTCTATTATACCACACTTTCGAAGGGCTTGACAAGACATGAAAATACAAGTAGAATCGCTTTGTTCCCGTTGAAGATGAGAATCTAGCTTTCTTTAAGACCTTTAAAGAGATTCTCAAGTTTCTTACGAGCATCTTCGACAGAAGAAATATATCCCATCTTTGATGAGGGTTTAACCCTACCAGATGAGTTTGTCATTGAATTAAAGACTGAATCATTATTATCATCTGAGATATAATCATCATAGATGTTAATTAACTTTTTATCTTTAGTTTCGGTCATTGTAATTATCTTATCAAGTTTAATGATAAAGAAATCATCACTTGACATTTCCATCCATGGTTTTATTTTAATATGAACACCATGTTGATTATAAAAAGATTTCATAATGACTGGATTTTGTAGTACTACAACAGGATCCCCATTATTTTCATCAGTATTGACTAGAGAAAATATTTCTTCTCCTGATACTAACTTAATGATTGCGTAAAACTCTTCTCCCATTAGTTCTTAAGCGGTATGTTTACAATATCATAATTAAAGTTTTCTTCGTTATAAACTTTGATTCTTTCGATTAGATGATTGAGTGTATAATTTTTTCTTGATTTATAACTGATATCATCGGCAATGTCATATAGAGTTGCCTTTGTTTTGTTATCTCCCTTTCTTAGAACTCTTCCGATTGATTGGAGATTTCTGATTCTTGATTTACTAGGGGAAGCAAAGATAACGTTATGTAGATTTCTAATATTAATACCAGTAGAAAAAGTCCCGTAAGAAGCAACGATGATTGCATTATTTTCCTTTTCAGTAATTTCTCTGACTTTTTCTCGGTCCTCAGTATCTACGCCACCGTGAACAAAGAACACATGGCGTTTTTCTGCGATACTCTTATTTATGAGATCGTATAAAGGTTGCCCGTGACCTTCTACTCTTGAAAACAGAATTAAAGTATTACCTTTAAGATCAAGGGCAAGGTTCTTGATGAACTTATTACGTTTCTCGTGATTGATAATATACTGAACCTCATCCTCAAAAGTCTCAAATTTATTCGGTGGGTGTTTCAATAGAAGAATGTTAATATCCAGTTTGGCAACGTGACCCTTCTGCATCAGTTCTTCTGTTCTGATGATTTTGTATGAAGGTCCAAATAAACCTTCCAGAACCCATTTGTGTGTTTGTGTGCCGTCGAGTGTTCCTGTAAAACCGTAACGATATTTTGCATCAGAAAGTTTTGTCATTATAGATACTAATGACTTTGATTTAAACTGGTGTGCTTCATCTCCAACGACCACATTAAATCTTGAGAAATATTGTCGGGGAAGTTTGTAGATGGACTGCCAGGTTGTGATAATTACTTGAGAGTCTGTTTCTCTTTCTTTTCCAGCATATATCTTGTGGCAAAATGATCCCACGTCAAACCCATAACTTGAAAAATCTTTATACATCTGCTCTACAAGGGATGTCGTTGGAACAACTATCAAAATATTTTGTCCTTTCTCAACGTAATATCGGACAATGCAATATATCATCAATGACTTTCCAGAAGCAGTTGGAGATATCAACAACTTTCGATTATGTTTTAAAGCGTCGTATACTCCCTCAACTTGATAATCACGAGGAGCACAAGAACAAATAGAATTCATATAGTCTTTGACTCCTTCTTTTGAAATCATTTCATTGACTTCAAATGGAAGACCATAAAATTTATTTTTTTTGAATTCGTAAGTATAGTTATGATTTTCACAAAATTTAATTAATTTATCTAATAAACCACAATATATTTCTCCAGTATTGACATTAAACAAATAGATAAATCCATTCCACCATTTATTTTTATATGCTGGTGAAAATTTTGCGTTAGGGACTTCAAATTGAAATGTATCTCTTAACTCGTAATAAACGTGCGGTTCTGCCGTAACTTGTAAAAAGACCTCGTTCTTTTTTTCTATAATCAAATGACTCATATTTTATATCATCTTGATACAAATATTTATTTTGATAAAAAACGTCCCTTTTCGTCTCTTTTTTTATTAATTGTTGTATTTTGACCTTTTCTTTCTTTATTAATTTTAATCATATTTTCTCTTCTTCTTTGCCTATCTTCCTCACTTACATTTAATTTATAACCCTTTCCCTTTTTATCATTCATCATTTTTGCTCTATCTGAAAGAGCAATTCTTTGCTCTTCACTTAATTTTTGTTTTGCTCCTTTTGGGCAACCAGTTATTTTTGACTTTGTTTCTAGTGAATGCTTATAACCTAAACATCCATCTCCTCCTTTTGTTAAATTATATTCTGGTTTAAACTGTTCAATCCAATATTTTTCCCTTTCTTTTAAAAGTTTTTTATCTTCACCACACTCAACTTCTTCAATTGAAAAAAATTCTTCACCATATTTTCTAATAGCAGAATGTAAGTAGGTATGCTTCTTTTTATCTTGCCTTGACGCCCTTATGTGATTTCTTAATCTTACTTGTATTTCATTTATGGTAAATCCAATATAAATTTTATTATTCTTTAAATTGGTTATTTTGTAAATATACGACATTTTAAATATCTCCTATTTATACGAAAAATACATAATAAAAAAGAGGCATTTCTGCCTCAATTAAAACCTGCCTGAAATCTCATAAACTCTATTGCATTTTTGATTTGAAAAGTCCTATTGGAAACTGTTTTAATAATCTCCTCAAGAAACTTCAACATAATGTCATAGTATCTAATCTTGAGTTCTATTTTACTTAACTTCTCATCCCCATCCATATGCCTCTGTAGCGCCTCTTTGTCTCTAACCTTGTATGGAAATGGTTCTTCTTCATAAACCTCTACAGGTGCCTTTCCGGTGTAGTAATTATAACGTTCAAGTTTGACTCTATTAAAAGTCTCTCTCGCCTTTTCTCTCAGAAGAGTAATCGTATTGTAGATTGTATAATACTTAGCGTGAAGTTGTGGAATTTTTAAAGATTCATCATGCAAGTTATCAGGATCAATGACAGAATCTCTCTGCCACATTTCCTGAATTTCGTCAAGATTCATACATTCGTAGTTATAGTATAGACAGTATACTTGAAAACTACCTCTGCTGTAAAGTACTGAATATCCTGTTTTGTTGAATCAAATTCTAGAGATGATAATGAGACTGGAAATAGATCTTTAAATTTAACCTTTGCGTTAGTTTTAAAGTTACTATCTAAAACATACAAAGTTCCATCACTAAATGCTTCATTTGGATCACGAATACCTTGATCATCAATAATTAGATCTCTATATTGAGCAGCAGTTTCTGGAAATCCGAGACCAGTTAACCAATTATGAATAGACATATAATTTACCATGTCTTCATCAACCATAAATCTTAAAGAAAAATCTCCATATTCCAACTTGTTACCGGGAATATCAAGATCTTTAAGATAACTTGATTGAATTTCTGTTCCCAATATAATCTGAGGAATTTTAGCACTATTGCAAAAGAATGATACTTTTGGATCCTTTGCTAGCGTAAATTTAAATCCTACTGGAGAAAGAAAATTTCTATTTTGAAGTTGCTTATTGAATGGAGATATTGCCATTATTTTTTCTTAGTTGGTACTATTTTGGGAATGCTCATATTGACCTTCACTCCCAAATCGGGAATTTTTGGTTTTGGTTTTTCTTTCGGCACGGGAGTAACGTCCAAATCTCTAACACCAAATTGTTTATAATCTTTATATCCAAGATCTCTTGTTGTTTGTGTTGTTAAATCGTATTGCCTGTTACCATGATAAGGTCCTCTATCAACAACTGGAGCGATGACAGATCTTTTAGTTCTAGGGTCTGTTATTTTTACTTTACTTCCTAATGGCAATGTTTTATGGGCAACACCTCTTGTTGTTGGTGTTAATTTTGATCCAGAAGCAGTTGGATTTCCATATAAACCCGGTCCATAAGAACTGGTAGATACGATAGCACCAAGAGTTGGTGCCTCAGACATAAACTGCTTAAAAGTTTTCATTTAACTTTTTATTTTTATTTAGATAAAAAAAGAGGGTCCGAAGACCCTCTTGATTGAGTTGTGATCTAACTCACATAAGATTTGCGACCTTGACTCTTCTGTAGTAAACGTTCGAGTTAGTTGCAATGTTGTCAGGAGCTGAAGCAACAGTGCCACCCTTAGCAAATGGATTCGCAACGACTCCATAACGAGTCTTGAATCCGATTTTTGGCTGGAAGGTCTGCTCACCAACGGCACGTACCATCTGGAGAGGTACGTATGGGCAATAGAAGAGACCAGCATCATAAGGAGATGCACCCTTATAACCGACAACGTAGAACTGGTTAGCAGCAACGTTTGCCGAATATGGGTCGATGTAGACTCTATACTTACCTTGGAGAACACCAGCGAAGGTGTTACCGGTGTCATCAACCTGAAGGTTTGCGTTGAGTGCAGGGGTGTAATCAAGAACACCTGCCATGGTGAGTGCCGAA